CACTCGTTGAGATTGTATAGTCGGCAGGTTGTACAAACAATCCGTTAACAAATACCTTAACTCGAAGATCGCCTAAACTATCGATATCATCAAAAATATCGATATTAAAATTATTAAATTTGTTAGAATTTTTATAAATTCTTACTGCTGGTTGTACATCAAATGTACGGGCTGTAGTCCAACCGTTAATATATCCAGCGTCAGTATCTTCATAATTAAAAAGATAACCTACTTTAATTTGTTTATCTTTGATATCAACTATATCTTTGTATTGAAACTTATCAGTTGCTAAATTAAAATTAAAAACAATATCCCCAATATTGGTTATGTTTTTATAAGACAATGGAAATCCTAAAGTTGCGTCGTTAGCACCTGTTCCTTGCTTATAAGAAAAGAGTTTAGTTCCCTTAAATGTCGATCCGTCATAAACAGTTTTATCTCCAAAGCTATGTCCAGTTTCGTCAAATACATCGAACATAGGAGATTGATTTACTGAAGTTTTTTGCTGACCTAGATTCCATTGATCTCCATCATACCAATACATCTGTCCTTTATTCTTATTCCCCTGGCGGATCAATACTAGATCGTTTGTAACTGGTAGCTCTTGCTCTACTAAATGTATTTTTCGTACGCCGTCGAGTAATAAAAAATCAACCTTATAAATTCTGTTCCTAACTAGTCTGTCGGTATCAGCAGTAAACAACACACGCTGACCTTGAGCTAGTTGAATTCCGTCAACGTTATATCCTAGCTGGCCTTCTACCATAGAAAAAACATCAACAGTATAATCGTCAATCACATCTACATCGCCGAGGGCTCTAGTTCCAAAATTATAAAGTTTAATATTTGGTTCGAACTCGATAATAGGTCTAGTTGCTCTAGCTGATTGATCTATAGAAGCTACTTTATTGTTATAAGTTGCACTTTTCTCAATGACATCTTTATGGAACCAACGATTATATCGACTCCAAGGATTCCTATCGGTACTAGCACGGTTAACAACAATGTAATCAGATTTTCCAGCGAATGAAATAGCATCGTCCCAAGGCTGGCTGTCAAATTTTCCGGAATCAAACGGTACAGATTGTTGATTAGTATAGGTACTAATTAGTTCTAAAACTTTTTCGTTTACAAGACGGATAGACCTACCAACACCTTCTACATAATATTGTCCAACAGAATACTCAGCAGGACTGACATTGCCCACAAATGAAACTTTCATTCCATTGCTTAATTTTGTTCCGTCTGATAATACGTATTCTTTCTTTCCTAAAATATCTGTCGAAATATCTAAAACTGTATTTTCCTCGATAGATTCTACTTGAAAAACTCCGCCGAGATCGATATCTGTTTCACTCACATAATAAAGAATATCCGGACTATTATATGGTAAAGTAATTTCAATTACGCCATTTTCTACAGCATATCCAGTTACACCAGGATTAATATATCGATCAAATGATTCGGGAGATCTTGCAGTCTTAATACTAAATGGATTTCCTGGACTGTTAATTTCAAATCTATAAGTTTGTCCTCTAAACAATTTTAAAGTAGGGTTTTGTGTAGCACCGTCTGGGCTGAACACGTAAACATTATTATCAGTTTCGGATTGTAAATCTACTTTATATGAACTTATAATATTTTCTTGTTGGCCAAATATTCTTACAGTATCTGGGCCATACGGTAACCAGTAATAATTTTGAAAGTTAACAAATTTATCCCAGTCGATATGCGGATTCCAAGAATAAAATTCTTGGCGATTTAATCTATTATGATTTTTTGTGTTTGATCCGAATACAGACAATTGGTTAATATAGTCTTGATAATCTTTGAAAAATACATTATTACCGATAGAGTCTTTAATTGTAAGAGCTGGTTCTAATTGGTAATCTTGTCTATCTTTTGTCGAAGCAGTAATAAAAATATCAGAGCCGACGGCTGATTTTGCATTTTGGCGACCGATATAACCGTTTACTTTTTTAACAGTACCCGGTTGTATTAACTGATCTATAGTGGCCTGTAAAAACTTTTTATTAGCATCTGTTTTAAAATAACGAGGTAATAAATCAGTTGCTGTTGTTTTTAAGTTTTTTATTTTCTTACTCTCAGCCATTATTTGCTCCGTAATTCGAACTTGTTACATTTTGCTGTTCTGACACTGTTGAATCTACAGTAGTGCCTGAAATCGATTTAATCGATGTAGCAGTTATACCTTGTATTATCTCAATATCGTCAACAGTCGCACCATTGACAAACAATTGATCGCTTGCAGATTTAATTTCGAACAAACTTCCAAACCCTAAACCACCCAATCTAGGTACTATAACAAAACTAGAAATGTCAGGGCTTAGTTGACTCATTACGTAGGTTGAAAGTTCTGTAAAATAAAATGTATCTCCAAAATCCCAATTTTCTAATGTAAAGAATTCTTCGATAGCAGTGATTACTCTAGTTTTAATATCGTTGTCAGACACAACACGATTAGGATTTTTAATAACTTTAAAACTAGCTTGAACATCCTCAGTGGCAGAAGATCCGAATAAGACTTTATAACTCACCGGATGAAAAATAATCTCATCGCTGATAGCTTTAACAAGATTTAAGTTCGAAGAAACTAAATCATATAATTCTAAAGAACTAGGAGGAAGTGGTTTATTAACTATAGATCCATTAATCCACTGTCTAAATCTAGTATCGTACGACTTGGTTAACACAAAAATATCAATAATATTGCTTACGCCCGGATCAATTCTTGATTCGTAATCAGCATTATGGTTATATTGAAATTTAAGATTGTCTCTGCCGATATAAATTTTATAATCCAATGTCGGGATCCACGGATTTGAAAGAGTTACATCTAATTTACAAACTGTATTTGTGTCTACAAAATAAAAATATTTTCCGTTATCAGAGACTGAATAACTAGTAGGCTTTGTTCCTAAAATAGTTACTAGGCCAGAGGAGTTGTCAACATATTGATAATCTTCTTGTCCGGCACTAATAATATATTTTTCTAAAACAATATATTTGTTTTGTAAAGAGATATTTCCAGATGCAGGTATGACTAATTCATTAAACATTTCTGGATTATCTACTACACCATTATCATCCGAATCTCCGAATGCTATAATAATTTTTTTAGTATCTACGTACCCATCTAATCCGATGTATTCGCTAACAATGTCCCAGACCTTATCATTAGTAAATGCTAGTGTGTTTTCCGGCTGAGTATTAACACTAAGGAATTTAATTGTATCTTTTATAACTGCATTATTTTTACTGTCGTAGACTTTGTTGCTGGAATCAAAATAGAATCTGATTTCCTTATCGCTTTCAAATACATATCTTTGAATTCGAGCTGTAACTGTATAATACTCGTTATCTGTAGTAAACAACAATAACCAGCTAGCATCTTGTCTTTGATTTGTTTGGTCGCCTTGCTTACCTAAACTAAAATTATTTCGTGCATCAAGATTTAACTCAAAGACAATTTTCCATTGCTGGTTTTCTGAATCATATCTTAGACCAAATGGCTTATTTGAAAAAATCAAATCAACCATTGTTGCAATCGTTGAAGTCTCAATGACTGTTCTCCACCTTGGAATTATTTGTGTAATAATCGACCCTTGAGGAATTATTCTGTTTAATGTTATAGGACCAAAACCGTCAGAGTTTACACCTGTGCCGGCAGCGGTGCCGTCATCTTCAACTGTTATAGCTTCAGCCCATAAGACTGTCTCGGCGCCAGCAACTGTAGCTGATCCCGTAACTAGTCGATTAGAATTTTTTGTATCAAAGTATTTTCCTTCAGGAGCAGAGAACTTTATTAAACACCCCGATCTTAAATATTTTAAATCGTTAGAAGTAAATGTTCCGACTTTAAATATTGTATCTCCGGAACTAACATAACCAGTAGATAAGTTACTATCAGATGTTATATTGTTCCAAATAATATCAAGACTTGAAGTAATAAACACAATAAAATTAGCGTAGTAAAAATTTTTAAGATTAGGATCTTTAAGAATATCAAATATTTGATTATAGATTATTCCCTCAATATCTGTTTTGTTTTGATAAGAAAACCGACTTGAAGATTTAAATTCTTCTCGATAAACGACCCCGTCGTTCGCAAATAAAATAGTCGAACTGTACTTTCCTGTAGGATCTGATAAATCAAAATATCGACTTATACCCGAACTAGTTCTGTTAACTGCTTTAACTTTAGCTATTTGAGAGCTAGACGATAAAGGAGTTATGTTATAATCTTCCCCTGTAATCATTCTATTCTGTGTATAGTAAGTAGCAGGAGCATTTGCCTTAATGTCTTCGTTAGTTTCGGCTGCTGTTGCATTACTTACACTCGAGGCCAAGTTCATCGTGACTGATAAAGTCTCTTGCTGTCCAGTGTTTGATATATAAGGAAATGATATACTGATATTACGAATATCTTGTGTATTGATTGTATATTCCAATGCGTTGCTTATTCTGTAATAAACACGGAATGTTCCCAGTGGAAGATCTCCAAAAGTACCATCACTAAACTGTAAACTTACGGCATCGTTATTTCTAGTAATCACAGAGTAAATCGATCTAATACTTTTATTGACGCTGTTATAGATAATGTTGTTTGCTTCGAAATTACTAACAGGTGTCCACAAGACATCTTCGTTGCCATCTTTATCTAACTTGTATAACCATACGTCGGTATTATTAATATTTTGTGCATCAATGTCAATAGATTCATTAGTACCAGGCTGTGATATAGTAAACGTTCCAGTGTTTAATTCGCCTTGAACAAATTTCATAAAGAAACCAGAACTAGAAGAACTTGGGCCGCGACCATCGTCTCTATATATACAGCTGATCTTATTGCCTAATTTTGGCTGTTCTTCATATATGTAGGTCTGTCCGCTAAAGGATGTGCTTACTACTTCAAAAGACATAGGTCGGCCGGCAACGGTTTTTGTAAAACCAAAAACTGGTGCAGATTCTCCCAAGCTCTGGAAGCGATACTGTTCTGTAGGTATGCCGTAAATTGTGGCCTTGTCCGACGGATTACCAAATTGTTGTGTCTTAGAGAATCCGGCATTTATTACTTTTATAAACTGGTCGTACCAATTAGAGTTGCTAGGATCATTCCATGTAATAATTTGTCCGGACAGATTTCGTCCGTTACTATCGATGACATTCTCTGTTGTTGTTACTGATGTGAATTTTAAAAGACCTGTTGCCGCTATATTTCTCTTAGGATTATAACTAAGCATTCTTGCAAGTCTTAGAACACTCTCTCTACGCTCTGCTAATTCTAAGAAGTTGTCACGAGCATTTAAATCGACACGGAACGCTATGCTTTGGCCCAAGAACGCAATAAGGTCAATTAGGGCAAGGTATTCGCTGGATTCAATGTAATCGTTATAGTCTTCTGGATAGTTTTGACGGATATAATCGATCATTGTGCGACGTAAATTTTCAAAGTCGTAGCTTTGGAAATCTGCGTTGCGGAAACTTTGATATATCTTTTTCCAATCTTCCGCAATTAATAATCTGTTTTGTCTAGTAGTTACACTCATGATCTGTCCTAATAACAATATTTATCGATAAAAATTATCTGCGTATATTATCCTACAAGTAATCCGTTGGCTTGATCAAATCGTAGTTGCATCGCTTGGCTGATGTTGTACGGCAAATAGGTAAGCACACATTCGATCTGTATTCCAGATTCGTATTGTGTAATGATAGGATTTTCTGCCCTGACCCGAGGATCGTAGTTTACAATTTCGTTGACGTTTTGAACTATTAGATCTTTTAGTTCTTCTGTAAGAGGTTCAAACAACAAGTCCCATATAATTGTGCCGAATGTAGGATTCATCAAGCGTTCGCCTTGCCGTGTATAAAAATGATTTAATATATCTTGTTGTATCAGTTGAAAATCATATAAAGAAAAATTTTCTGTATCAGTACTAACTGTGCTAAAACCTTTATAAGTCTTAGGAGTAATTAATTCATTTCTAATGTTAGGTTTTAAAATTACCTTATCGTATAAATTTGCATTTGTTCCCATGCTTTATGCCTCCTGAGAAGGTGTTGGTCTAACAAACATTTCAAATGTATCTGTTGTTAGAGAATAGTTAGTCCAGGCAGTTGGTACTGGTATATCAGCGCCTTGTGACGAATCTGTTTTTTCTGGAGAAACTGCTAGAGGATCTAGGTTCTCATGATGTGGCCAAGGTTCGTGGGTAGGAACTCGCAACATAATTGATTCTATAGATACCTCGCCGGTTTCATCCGGTAAGTTATAAGTTTTTAATGGCTCGACTGCAATAGCGCCGGTGGAGCTATTCATGTAAATTTTTCCTCCAGTAGATTCGATATGATTTGCTCCGCTGTTAATGTGTGAAGATCCGCCGGAGGTAATAAATGTACTCGAGCCTGAATAAACTTTTGTATTAACTACCGATTCTATCTGCGATGTTCCTCCGGCTTTGATATTAATATTTCTTTTAGCTTCTAAATTTATATCTCTATCTGCAAGGATGTTTAAATCATTTTTTGTATGAATGCTGATGCTGTCCTCAGCGTAAATGTCTATCTTACCATTACTAGATAACTCTATCCAAGATGTACCTTTAGCATTACCGATATAAATTAGGTCTTCAGAGTTGTGTAGCAGTATTTGATGGCCTGTTCTAGTCCTAATCCTTACAAGCTCGTTGTGTGGAACATCTAGCAAACCGCTAAAGTCTTCATTCTCAACACTAGCGTACTCAGGAGGGCCTTCTCCGGCTAGCGTCTTTCTTAAAAAGTATGAGTCGCCATCATCCATCACAAAAGTCGTGCCGCCTAGCCTGCTAACTGGAACATTGGCGAAGTCGTCTTTTGTGCCTACTTCGCCCTTTGGTCCGGCTTCATCGACTGGCCCCGGGGTAGATATTCCAAAAACTGTACTTGGTACTTCTCGTCTTGCACTACTAGTTGTTATTCCTCGAGTGTCGTCTTTAATAAGTCCCTGTTCTACTAATCTCTCAGTAAACAAATGTTGTGGTTTAGGAATCTTTGTAGGAGTCTTAACTTGGTCATTTATTTTCCTATTAAATTCTGCTACAGGTACACGCTCTTCAACACCGTCAATGTTATACTTTGTTGCGGCAAGTCCAGGAACAGAAAAATTCATATCATCATCAGGAACACACCCGATATAGTATCCAAACTTTGGACTACCTTGCATGAACAGAACAATTACTGTATTGCCAACATCTGGCGGAATCATCCACATACCGTAACTCTTTTGTGTGCTATCGTAATCGTCTTGTTTCTTGGTGTAATTACTACTAGTAGACCCAAAGAACGGACTCATATATTTGACTGGCAGATGTTGTCCTCTGTAATTACTGTTTCCAGAACCTGCATGGATTAATTTTACTTGAAGCATTCCGTTAAACGAAGGATCAAGAATACCTGTTACAGTCGCAAGATATATACCCGGGGCAACCGGAGGCATATCTGATGATATAGTTACGTTATTATCACTCATTAATATAATCCGTTTCCATTAGGGTCGGTTGCATAACCTTTTTTATCTGATTCAGGTACAGGAGTATTAGAACTCATTGTTTTCTTCGGATCTGGAGCTTTCTTAGATTCTTGTAGAGGTCGTCTATTTCCTTTTAGAGTTTGTCTAAAACTTCCGCCTCTGAAAATATTAGTCACTCTATTGATTCTATAAAGTCCACTGAATCCTAGTGTAGGACTTGCTCCCGAGGCTGACGAGATATCGAAAATATTAGGAGATTTAAAATCATACATTCCTGTAGTTTGATTAATATCAAAGGGACTACGAAAATTTACTAATATATCAACTTCACCGTTTTGCCAATTAACTGATCCATCCTTGTTTAAATCTTTTACACCATCTACTGATTTTGCTGTATAATTACCGAGACCGCTGTTAACGACCCAGTACGGGTCGCCTACTATATCCATATTAAGAACAACCATATCGTTTGGATTAGTTATAGCATTATGGAATACCTTGGCAGCTCTCATAGCCGGTGTTTCTGTGCCGCCGCCCCCAAGTCGGTCATATGCTGTTTCTAATAATATCGGAAGATTTTGCGTCGTACCGTAATTACCTGGCTGATCAGGAGGTAAAGATCCTTTCTGTACATCTTTTACCGGAGCAGATGGATCAATTGATTGCGCTTTCCTTTCTGCTAGGGACTGATCAGCAGATCCTTTATAATTGTCTGCGGCAAGAATATTAGTAAAGCCTACACTAAAATCAATATCAAATTTTAGTATTTCTGTATTTTTTCCTGTATAGATATAATTGTATTCTTTTACTACCTGCTGGCGAATGTTAGTATAGCCTGGTGGTGGTTCGTTAACTGCCGTAATTGCGCCAGAGTGTGCTTTATAAGGTATTACTCTATAAACTAGTATCCTTGGATATACTCCTGTTTTCTTAACATTCTCAGGACTATCAATATAATACACCTGCGTATCTATTCTCCACCATGTACGCATACCGTCATTATCTAATTTGTTTTCTTTTAATTGATTTTCTGCGTACTTACTAGTCAATAGTACTTGATTAATCACAGAAGGAATGTCCATTTGTTTACCAAATTTCAAAGTTCCTTCTTCGGGATTAACTTGTAAACTTCCTCTAGACCACTTGCCAGTCTTTTCGTCAACTGTATCTCCTTCTTTAGCTAAAGAACCATCTGCTTTTCGAGCATAGCTGAATCCCATAGCGGAGCTTCCGATCTCATTAACAGCACCCGCGGATTGTACTAGAGTCTTGTTAACAGGACTTTGTGCTACTCCTAATTTTTTATTAATGTCAGCCGCAGTACTTGAGGGTTGAGCTGTTGCTGTACTCGCTGTTGCGCCGCCAGTTGGAGCATTAGCTGACGATGCCGATGACGCTATTTCTTTAGGGAATAGTATTACTACTTCGTCAGGAACCTCAACTGTTCCTTTATCTTTATATTCTTTAAGATGTTGATTAACAACAGCCTGTAAACTTTGTTCACCGGTTTGTAAAATTTCTTGTACAGTCTTTCCTTTAATTGATGAGTCAGTTTTTAAATTAGCGTATCGTGTTGTTAATGCTTCCGAGTTTGTTGCATAACCTATGCACGAGTATCTAGAACCTTGTTCACTGCCTCGCATTGTAATCGTACTAAATTTAAAAGGTATATGTCTTGTTGAAAATGGAATCTTAGACAATGTTCCTGTTTCAGTATTTCCTCTAAATTCGATTGTTAACAAAAACGGAGCATCTCTCCAGTTTTTAAATCCTTGCTGATATGCCGCGCTTTGCAAAGATAACATAAACACACCTAAACTGTAAGGCTCAACTATATCAAACTGAAGTGTAGTCACGTTAGTGGAACGAGCATCTTCTAATCCTATGACACTTTCAAAATTAAGGTTATCAAGAAAATAGTCATACTTTCCATAAAATGTGTTTACACGATTATCAGGATCTGCGCCTGCACTTTTACAAATTAAAGGTAATACTTTTCCCGCTCTATAAGAAATGTCAGGATAGTTTGCATCATTAATAGACATCGAGCTAATGCCGATTACATAGGTATAGCTTGCATACTTTGATAATACATTCTGTGCAGGAAGTGCGCCACCGAGCGGAGATGCTAGTTTTCCAACGCTAGTAAATGCTGATTTTACTGACGATGCTACAGATGCAATTGATCCTAAAATATTTGTCATTTTATAATCCTAACACAGTTCTTAAACTGCTGTTCTTCGGAATATAAATTTTCTTTCCTGGAACAAAATCAAAGATTGGATCTTGTAAGACATCTAGATTTCTTTGTATAAAGACCCACCAGAGGCTAGGTTCACCGTATAAATCAAATGCTAACAAATCTGGACGATATGTATATTGTGCTTCGATTGTGTATAAAAAATCATCTGGTTCAGCACTAACTGGTCTAATTTTTAGAATGTCTAGATAGTCTTGAGATATTTCTGTAGTAAACCATGGGCTGGTATTTGTATAGTTTGCTGACATATTAAATGTATCCGAATCCGCCGTTTAAATATCCGCCAGTAACAAATCTGTCAAGGCTAAATTTACGAGCACTTGAACGACTGTACATTGGCATTAGGCTAATTGTAAATTGACTCTTTGCTGGTACATAAGCTCGGCCACCACTAGTTGATCCTCCGATACCAAAGGCACCTAACAGACCTGCTACTTGGCTAACTCCGCCTGCAATATTACTAATTGTACTAGTTATTCCTGGAATGCCTCCACCTAATGTTTCTCCTAATGTATCTGCAAGGCCGCCAATGCTGTCTGCTACACCTGCTACTGCGCCGGCGGCTGAACCAACAACATCGGTTGAGATATAATCTGAATCTTGTGGTAACTGTAAATTAAATGAAGTAATAACCACCGGAACATTCTTGAACACATAATTACCGTAGCCATTCAACAAGACTACCGGAGGAGGATTTCCTGCCTTTGGATCATTTCCGCTAAACATTTTGGACGCACTACGTAAATAATGAACTGCCGCAATCCAATATAATGCTTGAGAACTATCTTCAACGTTCATTGGTGCTGTAATTTCAATAGATCCAGGATCACTATTCCTAAAAGACTGGAATGTAAAATTAGAATGAACTATCTGATCTTGGCCGTACTTTGCAGAAGACCTTACAGCAATTTGTGGCGTATAGGGAAATATCAAGCCGCCTGATTCTTTGAGCGGTTTAAGCACAGGACTATTTCTAAAACTAGTCCACGTTGGGAGACTTAGTCTGACACGCCAATCATTTGCATTTGCATCACCGCCGAAGGATGCTATAGCACTAGTAATGTCACCGATTGCTTCGCCTGCGGCTGGAAGGTTAACTGCTCGTATAGCACTAACTACACCGCCAGTTTGGTACCCTGTGCTAATAGCGGCACTTAATCTACTAGCAGTTCCTACTGCATTTGCGGCAGCACCGAATGTTGCCGATGTTGATGCGATTTTTGAATTAAAACTTTGTCCTCTAGTAACTGCCATATCTATTTCCCCATTTGGTAAAGTATTTATTTGACTTTATAAACTGCGTAGTTTATAATTGTACAATCCGGAGACTGAATTATAATGACATTACAACCGAAAGTTAACTACCTAAACAACAAGGATATGTTGTCGGAAATACACAAATCAAAAAGTTCTTACTGTAGTTTTACCGACCCAAAGTACCATCAATACGATATTATTTTACCCAATATTGAAAAAATTAACATTAGAACTATAGCAGAAGCCAAGCGTAATAGGGCTAAAAGGCAAGGCGACGAAGAATATGCTAAACGCAAAGCCGCTGGTGAAAAGATCAAACTAGCAGATTGCGAAGTTGATTATAAAAAGATTGCCAAAACAGATTTAATTTTTAGGATCATGACGTTTGATCATATTCCTACAAACGTTGGCAGAAAAAAGAATCCTAAAAGTACAGCAGACAAACACGATAAAGTCAATTTTCCACCATTCCAACACTGGAAATTTGACGATAATGACCAGTTAGTATGTGTTGGCAAGAGCCACTGGAAAGGCGATTTAATCAAAGGACACTTTGATAAGGATGCCGGACAAATAACAAACAATCTTGCACGGATGATGATCAAATTGTGTGAACGATATGCTACTAGGGGCAACGTTCGTGGCTATACTTATAACGATGAAATGAAGGGACAAGCTATTTTACAGTTAACACAAATAGGTCTACAGTTTGATGAGAGTAAGTCCGATAATCCGTTTGCTTATTTTACTGCCGCTGTCACAAATTCATTTGTCAGGGTTATTAATATTGAAAAACGGAATCAGAATATTAGAGATGATATTTTAGAAATGAACGGTATGAATCCAAGTTATTCTAGAACAGGACAAGGCGAACACGAAGCCGCAATGAAACGCCATAGCGAAGGATCAAGCGATGAGTAATCTTTTTAAAAAAGCCGCGTGTTTTACAGATATACACTTCGGTTTAAAATCTAACAGCGGAGTACATAATCAAGATTGTGAAGATTTTGTTGATTGGTACATCGCGAAAGCAAAGGAGGAAGGATGTGATACAGGAATATTTCTTGGAGATTGGCATCATAATCGTAACAGTCTTAATATCACTACTATGGATTATAGCCTCAGAGCGTTGGAAAAGCTGGGTAGTGCCTTTGATCAGTTTTTCTTTTTTCCTGGTAACCATGATCTTTATTATAAAGATAAACGCGACATACATTCTGTTGAATTTGGAAAGTACATTCCCGGTATTACCGTTGTACACCACCCGATGACTGAAGGTGACGTTACCCTTTGCCCGTGGCTAGTCGGGGAAGAGTGGAAGCAGATCGGTAAAAAGAAAGCCAAATACATTTTTGGTCACTTTGAACTGCCGCACTTTTACATGAACGCTATGGTTGCTATGCCAGACCACGGTGAGATTCAGTTAGACGCATTCCAAGGTTACGATCTAGGGTTTAGTGGACACTTTCACAAACGCCAAAGTAAAGGTAATATGCACTATATCGGCAATGCTTTTCCGCACAATTATGCTGACGCATGGGACGATGAACGAGGTATGATGATATTAGAGTGGGGTGGGCAACCAGAATACTATAGTTGGCCCGGGCAACCGACATTCCGTACTGTAACTCTAAGCAGACTAATCGATGAAGCAGACAGTTTAATACTACCAAAGCAACATTTACGTGTAACATTAGATATCGATATCAGCTATGAAGAAGCAAGTTTTATCAAAGAAAAGTTTATGGGCGATTACGATATACGTGAATTGACTTTGATTGCAGAAAAGAAAGCTGTTGAAATTGATACTAATATAGATATCCAATCTTTTGAATCAGTCGACCAGATTGTGTCCAGTCAACTTGTAAACATTGAAAGCGACA